AAGAGGAGTTTATTGACGCTATCGGCGATACCGTTGTGGTACTCACTAATCTTGCCGCTTTGGGTGGTGTCGATATTGAGCATTGCATTGAGCATGCTTATGGCCAAATCGTGGCTAGAACTGGAAGCATGGTTAACGGAACATTTGTAAAAGATAAATAATGAGAACAGTAACCAAAAAACCAACATGGAAACACGTTACATTCACAACTCCTAAAGTAGTATTTAAGGAATGGGCTAAGCAAGGACTTAAAGTAGTTATCAAAGATGAGTCTTTTGAGTTTAAGACAGATGATCAATTACATGCATTACATGTTAATTTAAACGGATCTTTTCACGGTGATGATACCTGCTGGATAAGTGTTGATGAGATTAAGTCAATACATGCTAAAGCAGGAAGAGCAGAAAAAATACAACTATTAAATGGTCAAACATATAACAAGCCTGAGTTATTAAAAAGAATGTATGATGATAGCTTTTATTATGGTGAACTTGGTAAATATGCATTGAGCTCATCTGCTATAAAGTCTTTGATAACTTCACCAAAAGAATATGCTAGAAGCTTAAATTATAAGTCAGATAGTGGTGCTTTTAAAATGGGTAGACTTATTCATTTAGCAGCATTAGAACCAGATAAAATAGATACACTTTGTCACGTTGTAGAAGTACAATCAGAAGTAACTAAAAAATTCAAAGATAAAGTAGAAGAAGTAGGTAGTAAAGATTTTGTATTTACAAGAAAAATGTATGACAAAGCTATGTATACTGTAGATGCTTTACTACAAAATGATATATGGCAAAACTTAACTAGAGATGCTATATTCGAACAACCAGGCTTTGATATATTAAATGGTTATCCTTTTAGAGCTAAAGCAGACGTTCTTGGTTCTGACTACGTTGCTGATTTAAAAACAACATCAGATTTACGTGCATTTCCTTATGCTGCTAAGAAATACGGTTATGACGTGCAAGTTTATATTTATTGTAATTTGTTTAATGTAGACTATGACAACTTCTTTTTCTTTGCTATCGATAAAGGAACAGGTGACTTAGGTTATTACAATGTTAGTAAAGAATTTTATGAATCTGGTAAAGCTAAAGTAGAATACGGCTTAAAAGTATTTGAGACTTACTTTGTCAAGCAAGAGCAAGAACTAAATGAGTACGTTATCAAAGGAACACTATAGTGATTATTTTTACAAGCTAACATATAATAGTGTATACGAAGGTAGCTCGTTGCAAGAAATAAATAACATACTAAACGTATACGAGGAACTAGAAGACTATGAAGCTTGTGAAGGTATAAACAAAGCATTAAAAGAAATAAAAATAATGACATTAAGCGATTTTATAGACAAAATAAATTATATACATGGAAGATTATCACATTAAAAAGATTAAAAAATTAGTAGAACAAGAGTACGGTTACTTTATAGACTCACCTACTAGAAAAAGAGAAGTAGTAGAAGCAAGAGGAATGTACTATACAATACTAAAAGAATTTAGTAGTTTAAGTTTAGCTGCTATTGCTAGAACAGTAGGTAAGAATCACGCTACTATATTATATAGTTTAAAAAACTTTAAGCAATGGCGAAAAGAAAACAAATACTTAAATCTTGCTTATAGAAATGTAGTAGACAAATTATCTATGTTAGATGAAGTAGAATCTTTTAATGACATTAAAGATTTAAGAAAAGAATTGGTAAGACTAAAATTAGAGAATCAGAATCTTAAAAACATTGAGCAAAAGAAAGACTCAATAGAAGAACTATTAAAAGACTTACCTATGGATAAAGTACAAGAAGTAAAAGATAGAGTAAAAGTAATGATACAATCTTACTCTTGGAAATATAAAGACAAAGTAAAAGTATACCAAGCTAACGCTACTGTACTATGATACTATATATGAATTTACAAGGTTTAATAGTTTGTTTAGGTGTTGCTGTATGCTTTTCTATATTAAGCTACTTGAAAGGATACGAAGATGGGTCTAGAAATACATAAATTCACTTGTATTGAATACATATTTGGAGACAAGTTATGTAAAGAACAGTGTGATCTTTGTTTAAAATACGATAACGATAATGAGACAAAAAAAATTAACACAACACCAAAGAATAGTAAATCTTGAAAAAGCAGTAGCTAATCTTTACATGATGATACAAGCTGTGATAGACAAGTTACCTAAAGAGAGTGATTAACAAAATACCTTTTTTTTTATTATTTAATTGAATAATCAATTTTTTTCAAATGAAAGGTGGAGCAAGACCAGGAGCAGGAAGACCTTCTAAAGCAGATGAAGTCAAGTTAATAGAAAGACTTGGTCCATTAGAAGACAAAGCTTTCAAGGCATTGGAAAAGGGTATTGAGTCTGGAGATTTTAAGTATGTACAATTGTTTTATCATTATTATGCTGGTAAGCCAAGAGAAACAAAAGATATTACTTTAAATACAGAACAACCCTTATTTGAACTCTAAGAGACTTTAATGGAGTTTGTAGTAACTACAGCAATAAAGAAATTACATGCACTTAGAAAGCGTGTAAAGGTTGTTAGAGGAGGTACAAGTGCTGGTAAGACATTTGGTATTATACCTGTTCTCATAGATAAAGCAATAAGAGAAGAAGGACTAGAAATATCTATAGTAAGTGAGTCAATACCACATTTAAGACGTGGTGCATTAAAAGACTTTCTTAAAATTATGATGGCTACTAACCGTTATAGAGATAGTCAATTTAACAAGTCTACACTTAAATACAACTTTGCAAATGGTAGCTATATTGAGTTCTTTAGTGTAGAACAGCCAGATAAATTACGTGGAGCAAGAAGACATATACTATATGTGAATGAGTGTAACAATATTCCATTTGACTCATATTACCAATTAGCAATTAGAACATCACAAGATATATGGTTAGACTATAACCCTGTTAGTTCATTCTGGGTTGACAAGGAGGTCTTAAATTCTGAAGATGTAGATTTTATCACATTAACTTATTTAGACAACGAGGCGTTACCTGAGTCAATTGTAAAAGAAATAGAGTCAGCTAAGGTTAAAGCAAAGACAAGCACGTATTGGTCTAACTGGTGGAAAGTATACGGACTAGGACAAATAGGAAGTCTAGAAGGTGTATGTATTAAAGACTGGAAAGAAATAGATCTACCAGAAGAAGCAAGGATACTATGTTACGGTATGGACTTTGGTTATAGTAACGACCCTACAAGTTTAGTAGCTATGTATAAATACAATGATGCTTATATATTCGATGAGTTAGTCTATAAGAAAGGATTGCTAAATAGTGAAATAAGTAACTTACTAAAAGCTAATGAAATTAAAGATGTAGTATATGCAGATAGTGCTGAGCCTAAGTCTATTGCTGAATTGAATCACTACGGACATACAGTATTACCTGTAAAGAAAGGTAGAGATAGTATTGCATACGGAATTAATTTAATAAACCAAAATAAGATCTTTATAACAAGCAAGAGTAAGAACCTTATAAATGAACTAAGGAACTACATATATATGATTGACAAACAAGGTAACACTCTTAATAAACCTATTGATGCCTACAATCATGCTATAGATGCTTTACGGTATGCTATAACAAGTCAGCTTGAAAACCCTAACAAAGGTGAATACCATATCTGGTAACTTATTTATAATTAGTATAAATTAACAAGTTATTGTCATAGTTCATAAATTGTTTATATATTAGCAATATGAAATTTACAGAACAGTTATCAAAACAAGTAGAAGAATTAAGAGAACTTATAAAAGAGCAAAATGAATTATATAAATACTTCGAAACAAGAGAAAGTAAAATACTTAACAAGTGGTGTAGTAACCATATTAGTAAAAGACAAAATAAAAGTAATTACTAAAGATGATAAAAGCTTCAACAGGTTATATAGAAAATGGTTTAGGCTTCAAAGCTATGAACTGGTGTAACCATAACAACATTAAGATCTACCCTGTACCTTTAAATAAGAAATACAGTAATGGTAGATATGGACAACATTGGTGTGTAATTGAAATAGATAAACAAGGCATAAAGAAAAGAGGCACACAGTGGTATACACAAAATATGAAACTTACAGATAAGATATTAGAGCTTTACGTATACTTCTATAATAGAAGGTAGTTTTTTTCATTTTTGTTTTTATTAGGTAGATTGGCAACTATAAAAGTTGCCTTTCTCTTTATACAAGACTTTCAAAGTTTTATTATTATAATATGAAGATTGACATTTATATACCAGACTCTTTAAGTGAGATAACATTAGGTCAGTATCAAAAGTTTTTATCTATAGCTAAAGACAAAGAGCAAGACTTATTTATCCAACAAAAGATGATAGAGATCTTTTGCAAGTTAGACTTAAAAGACATAGTCGATATTAAATACACTAGCCTTAGAAGCATTATAGATCACTTTAATGAACTATTTAATAAAGATCATAAACTTATACAGTCGTTTAATTTAAATGGCTTAGAGTTTGGCTTTGTACCTAAGCTAGACGATATTACATTTGGTGAGTATGTAACATTAGACACTTATTTATCAGATTGGAAAAACATAGACAAAGCAATGGAGGTTCTATATAGACCAATTGTTAGTAGATATAAACACCTTTACAATATAGAAGCTTACGAAGATGGTAGGCATGATATGAGTAAAATGCCATTAGACGCTGTATTAGGTTGCATTGTTTTTTTTTACAATTTAAGCAACGAATTATTGAAAACTACCCTGAACTATTCAGCGAAACAAGCCAACAAGATTATAGCAGAGCAGCGAGCTTTGGGAAAAAGTGGGGATGGTATCAATCAATCTATGCAATCTCTCAAGGAAGCCTTAAAGACTTTGAGCAAGTTGAAAAAACAAACGTTCATAAATGTTTAATGTATTTAGCTTTTGTTAAAGAAAAGAATGAAATTGAGCAAGAAAGAATAAAATCAAAAATGAGAAGATGATAGGATTTTATAATGTAATAGAACAAATAAAAGAAACTCTAGATTTAGAGCCATTTGTAAACACAGTTAGCTTTGGTAATATAGATGATGTTGATCTTAATAAGCAAAACATATTTCCTTTGTCTCATATTATTGTAAACAATACAACAATACAAGAAAAAACATTGCTTTTTAATATATCAGTATTGTCAATGGACATTGTAGATGTGTCTAAGTCTGCTGATGTAAATATATTTAGAGGAAACAATAATGAGCAAGATGTGTTAAATACACAATTAGCAGTATTAACAAGATTAAGTGCTTTGCTTAAAAGAGGAACATTATATGAAAATAAATACCAATTGGATGGTGATGTAACATGTGAACCTTTTGTAGATAGATTTGAAAATAAGCTTGCTGGTTGGACGGCAACATTTAACGTAGTTGTGCAAAACGATATGACAATATGTTAAAAACTAAAGAAGCTTTAGAGGATTTTAAAAAGTATGTTATACAACAAGCTCGTACTAACCTAACAAAAGGTAAAAAGAATGTTGATAAAAATCTATATAATAGTTTACAAGGTTTTATTGAAAAGTCACCTGCTGGTTTTAGAGTTTATTTTGAAATGGAAGACTACGGTATGTTTCAAGATCAAGGAGTAAGAGGTAAAAAATCTTACTATGCTGATAAAGCAACTTCAGGTTCTCCATTTAGTTACAAAGATAAAATGCCTCCAATTAAGCCATTAGCGAATTGGGCAAAAAAAAGAAACATAAGACTAAGAGACGAAAAAGGTAAATTTAAAAAAGGTAATTATAATACTATAGGATTTTTAATAGCAAGAAGTATATTCGAAAAAGGTATGAAAGCAAGTTTGTTTTTTACTAAACCATTTGAACGTGCATTTGAAAGATTACCAGAAGACCTTAGAGAAGCTTTTGGAGAAGATATAAATAAATTATTATAATGGCAACAAAAATAAACGTTAGAAGCCCGTTTTATATAAAAGCAACACCTACAATAGGCACGCTTACAAGTGCAGAAATGCAACTATATATCTATACAGGTGTTTATATAACAGACAAACCTGCATCTGCACAATACACAATTACCAAAACACCCATAAGTGGCAATAACTATGTTACATTTGAGGTTGCAGAACTTATACGTGATTATTTAGATATTAGCTTTAATCAAGAGTTTACAGAGGATGAGTATATCACAAGGGTTTTAAATGATGGTGGTATTTTTGAAGGATCACCCTGTTTAAGTGCAATTTTAGATACTTTTGATGATGACTTTAGAAGTCAAACAGTTTGGGTAGAAAGCGATATAACAGTAACATATGAATACACGGGTACGTTTACCGAAAACTTTAACACAAACTATTTAGCGTTTGATGGCTATGGCTATTATACAGAGGAAGCGAATCCTGAGTTAAGTAGAACACTACTACAATCAAATACAGATATGTATGTAGAAAGTGGTAAGCGTGTACAAGTGCCTGTATATACTGATGTAGTTGACTTTGTAGAATTTTACAATAATAGCGTATTACAATCACGTATTACAATCACATCTTCTCTTAATTCAAATGCACAGATTAAGTATGCAGGTACAACTACTACAATAGACGAAATAAGAGTATTATCAGGTAGTGATACAGAAACAATAAATGTATATCAAACAGAGGAATGTAAATTTACACCTTATAAGGTTACGTTTGTCAATAAGTTTGGTGCATTGCAAAATGTGTACTTCTTTAAGAAATCAGTAGAAAGTATTAACACATCAAGCGAAAGATATAAAGCATCTATATTCAATCAAGAGAGCTTAACTTACGATGTGCAAAACCACCAATATAGAGAATTTTTAAAGCAAGGTAAAGAAAGTATCACAATGAATACAGGGTTTATTTCACAGGAATACAACGAAGTTATAAAACAACTTATGTTAAGTGAACAAGTTTGGGTTACACAAGAAGTAGATGGTGTTTCTACTATATTACCTATGAATCTTAAAACGCAAACACTACAATACAAAACAAGGGTAAACGATAAGCTAATAAATTACACATTAGACTTTGATTATTCATTTGACGAAATTAATACTGTAAGATAGTGCAAAGCATACAGCTATATATCGAGGGGCAAAGAGTGGATATGTTTAAAGATGAAAGCGTATCTATTACTCAGTCTATACAAAATGTAAAAGATATTGCTAAGGTATTCACAGAGTTTACCAAGACCTTTACTCTACCTGCATCTAAGTCGAATAACAAGATATTCAAGCACTATTACAACTTTGATATCACAGATGGCTTTGATGCTAGAACTAAAAAAGATGCTACACTTGAATTAAACCACCTACCATTTAAAAAAGGTAAGGTTAAGTTAGAGGGTGTGGATTTACAGAATCGCAAACCTAATTCTTATCGCATTACATTCTTTGGCAATACAGTAACACTCAAAGACTTGTTAGGCGAAGATAAGTTAAGTGCATTAACAGACCTTAACAGCTTAAATGAAACCTTTGCACCAGCAAACATAAAAACTGCATTACAAAGAAACCCTGCATCAAACGATGTAATAGTACCAATTATCACACATACAAAAAGACTTTACTACGATAGTGGTGATAACGCACATAATACAGGTAATCTTTATTATGGTAGTGGGCAAAAGCATGGACTTGCGTGGGAAGAACTTAAATATGCTTTAAGGATACACAAGATAATAGAAGCGATACAAACTAAGTATGGTATTACTTTTAGCACAGACTTCTTTAACAGCTCAAACGATGTTTATTATGATTTATATATGTGGCTGCACAGAAAAAAAGGCAAGGTATCAAGTGGTAATCAAATAGATACATTTAGTCAGCAAATAGATGGTTTAACTACAACTACAACAACACCATCAAGTAGACCACCTGCTACTATTTCAAGTGGGTCATCTATTTTAGCTGTTACAGGTTTGACTGTTACTTCGATGAGTTTAACATTATCGAGAACAAGCACTTTGCCTTATGATATTAACATATTTAAAGATGGTGTAGAAATATACTCAGAAAGTAACATAACATCAACCTCTAAATTAATTTTTTTAACATCAGATTATAGTTTAGGAAGTGCATACACAGTATCAGTAGAATTTTCATCTGCATTTACTTTTACTAATATAACTTGGTCAACTTCATATTTTCAATCAGGTGTAGGAACAACAACAACTACACACAGCACAGGTTCTTATGCACTTGTTGCTGCTTTTCAATTTGTTATTACAGGACAAATTCCTGAGATTAAAGTAATAGACTTTTTAACAGGGCTTTTTAAGATGTTTAACCTTACTACTTTTGTAGAGGAAGATGGTACAATATACGTTGACACCTTAAATAACTTTTACGCAAACAAAAAATCAACAAGCACAGCATACGATATAAGCGAGTTTGTAGATGTAAAAAGTAGTCAGGTCAATGTAGCTTTACCTTATAGAGAAGTTTCATTTAGTTATGAAGATACAGATACATTTTTAGCAGCTACACATAATCAACTATTTAATCAAGAGTGGGCTAAAACCAATTATAGTCAAACTGATGATGATGGTAATATAGTAGATGGTGGTCTTTATAATGTAGTAGCACCATTTGGACATCCTAAATATGAAAGGCTTGTTGATTTAGATACAGAAAGCCAAACAGATATACAATGGGGTTATAGTGTAGATGATAACCAAGAGAGCTATATAGGAAAGCCATTACTATTTTATCCTGTATATACAAACCCAAGTGAAACAATCAGTTTCATAGATGTAGTCAATGCAGATGGCACTTACAACACACACTCTGCTGTATCAGGAAGCGTAAATATGCCATCTAACAGCATTTCTTTTAGCCCAGGTACATCTACTGCCAATATTAATTTTAAGTTAGAAAAAAACGAATATACAGGTGATAGTAGTTTTACGGGTACGTTATTTGAGAACTATTACAACACTTATATAACAAATGTGTTTAACACAA